AATCTATACCTAAATGCCCTGCTACCCCTTGTATAAATTGCGTAGTTATAAGGCTACGGCTAATAGCACGGTTAATAGTGTCTGAATTAACATCTTCACCAGTCAACGCAGCCGCTAAAGAAGCCCCTATTACATTTTGTACTGCACTAGGCAGAAGTCTAGTTCCGATTACCTCACCGTCTTCGTTGACGATGTCTATTTCCCAGTCTAGTCGGTCTGCAATGACGCCCGTCGCTGCATCTATAGCCGGTGCGAGCCCCCCTCTGATAAAGGCTTCAAGAGGATCTTCCCCGTATATGACCGCATTAGTAGCTCCCTCTGCTCCACCAGCAATCATATCGGCAACAAGCTGGCTACCAACTTTGTCCCCTACGGCTTCTCCGACAAAATCTCCTACCTCACCCCCAACTTTAGCGGACACATAGGATATTGCGGTGGCCTTCAGAGCATCCCCCAGTGAACCTGTCGCACGGTAGGTCTCCACTCCATTTATCAAAGGGATAGCCCATAACTGCCCAGTCACCACTGCGGCTATCCTGAGAGTGGCTGCTAAAGGGTCCTCAAAGAACCCATGCGCGAAATCGTCTACCCACCGCCCCACCGGCCTTATAATGTCGTTTACAACAAAATCACCGATGTCTTCAACACGATCAACTACCCAGTCAACCGCACCGCGAAGTACCTTGAATACTTTCTTCCCGAAACGTTCTACAGCGGCCATCTATCTATTCCGAAGTAATGGCCCCATGAGGGGTTTCTTACCTAGTTGAATGTATACGACATACTCATCCGTGCCCTTAACCTGACCTATACTGAACAAGGTGTCAGAGTTTTGCTGCTGCGCCCTACGGTCAAACAACTTAAACGCATTAAGGAACACGGGGGTACGGAACGTAGTCATATAGTGCGTTATCTTTTTCTTCTGTAGGTAAGTAAAGTACTTGAACCCATTCAGAATGAAGTTACGCCCTGTATCTACGTTAAACGCACGCCCGACCATCTTGCGCTTGTTCTTACCCTTCCCTTTGTGCCCTATAAAGACCGTATTACCGATCTGCACTGCGTCAGTGCCGGGTATCGTCATCTCAGAGGCAATAAATGCTAGGTACTGGTCAGGGGAGTACTGATCCGTGGTCTGCTTATCGTTACTAGCAGCCATACCGAGGATCACAGGCCCCTCCAAAAGTCGTTCTTTGCTGTTCACTATCTGCATACTAAGACGCCGGAAGAAACAGCGCGGCTGAGTAAATGTTACCCATGCCAGCAGCTAGACTGAGGAAAGGCCCAACCGGGACCTCTGCGCTTTCCGAAAGGAACACAGGATCGTAGGCCGTACGGTTGAGTATTTTGGGCACGTAGTTACGCTTCATGTCGTCCAACAGTAAACCTGTTTCCAGCAGGCCGCTTGCTCCCATTGTATGCCCTACCAAGGGCTTGTATGAGGTCGCTATAAAGTCAGGACCTAGGGATCGCAATAAAGCCGTTCTTTCCGCAGCATTGTTTACTGGCGTACCAGTGCCATGCGTCTTCACCAACTTTACACAATTTGGAGGTAGATTGGCTATATAGAGGGCACCTTCTATAGCTTTGCTGTACCCACTCCCATCAGACCGTTGCCCCAGCGGGTTGGTGTTGTCTTCGGCGGAACTATATGCCCCGAGGAACGTAGCCGCAGGATCGGCCATGTTGGGGTGCTCCTTCTCAAAAACCATAACCGCTGCCCCCTGCCCAATATGAAACCCTTGGTTCCGTTCATCGAAGGCGGAGGGCTGCATGTCCCCCTCATCCTTATGTTGCAGGCTGGCTCCCGCTTCCCCAAAAAACTCTAAGACAAGATTGTTTACGCTATCCTCCCCGGTGAACACCACAACCCGGTCAAACCCAAAGTTATTCATCAGGTTCTGCATATCCATGAGGACTTTCAGGCTGGACGCACAGGCACTAGCATCCGTAGATACGTGGTCGTGCACCCCAAACATGCCAGCTATGCGTCCTGCATAGATATTAGATAGCACGATAAAGGGTACCTTTACCTTGTAGTGCAGTTGCGTAGAGGGATCTTTGTCATAACGCCCATTGTTGCCCATCCACCCTTGGTTACCTGCGGCAAACAGGAATCCGGTCTTACCCTTAACTGGATTATCACGGACGTAATTAAGGAGGTCTTCGTCCAAAAGCCCCTCTAAAAGTTTATGAGGAGGGTAGGACATCCCACGTTTAGCCCGTTTGAAGGTCTTAGGAAGGATATGGGCGTGTTGAGGGTACGGAATGTCATCGATAAGGGTTTTTTCGGTAGTACTTGCGGTGCGGTAATGCGTTATATAGATCACCCTAAATCCTCCAGTAACTCTTCGATGGAGTCGTAGGTGTCTTCAGGGTCAGCGGTCTTCTCCTTCAGCAGGTGGTCGTAGAGGTCCTGAACGGTCATACCTTTAGGTAGTTCCTCATCACCATCCTCAGGTATGCCATAGGCTTCAGCTAGGACAAAGTACGTCATTGCAACGTCCAAGCTATCTAGGTTAAGCGTATCCTCGTCCACTACATCATCAAGTGTAGTTGCGGGTATGAAATCGGAAGGTATGCTCTTCTGGGATAACGCAACAGCGTTAAAAAGCTCTAAAAAGTCCAACAGTCGCTCCTCTAATAAGGGTGCGGTAAGTATAGAGGACCTGATACTAGGAGCAACTAGAGCTTATATATTACTAATATACGACACCGCTACAGAGGCAGACGGGATACCGGAGTGGGGAGATGAGGCACTTTCCGTATGCAGATTAACGTCTGTGTCACTAGTAGCCCACTTGACCTCTACATATTGGGTCGCTGTAAGAGATACATGGAATAAGCAATGCAGGCTGGAGTAATCCCCCGGACCTACAGTGTATTTCTGTGCTGTGTACGCTTTGTTTGATCCATTTAGCGCAAGCCATACAAGGACGGTCTGTTCAGCAGCGTCGTTGTTTTCTACCTGCAGCATCACATCGAACCCGTATAGCCCATCGTTATCGACGGTTAGACGACTGCTACTGGCGACACTGACCGCATTACTCGTGTCAGTAGTGTTAAAAGTTACTGAGTACCCAGTATTAGTACCTGCAGCCGACTGATCGGCTGTGCTGTAGAACATACCGTGAGGGGAGTATAGGAATTTCCCTCCCCCATCAGTCCGCAACAGGGTATCTAACGTACCGGTTAAACGAATAAAGAATAGCCGAAGCACTCCGCTAAGCTGGTCCATGTATGGGCGGTTATACATGTCCGTTGCTTGAGGTAGAGCAGGAGGGGCTCCTCTATATATCTCATTCGCCATTAGCGTCGCCCGTCAACCCGCATATCAAATCGCGGGGAACCTAACTGCCACCTGACCCCTTCTGCGGTAGATTCGACCTTGAGAGACATTTGCCGCCCCCGCACACGGGTGTGTATCTGCCCTGTGTACTGTTCTACAGGAGAAGTAGCCGTGCGAGTTACCGCCCCCGAACTATTACCACTCTCAGACGTTGGATCGTTATAACCAGACCCGGAGTTAGCCAAAGGCAGCAAGGATATGGTTGCGGCGGGGGAAGTAGCTGTGGACCCCTCAAATACCATATCGGGCATAACACGGCTGATTAAGGCAAATCGATGCCCGTCATCAATATCGAACTGCCCAGAGGTAATACTTGCTGTTATTGCGGTGGTAGTCCCAGTCTCTTTATCGTCCGCACCGACTTCGTGGTCTACGAGGTTGTAGGTATAAGTTGCGGCTAAAGGACTATCCCGCAGGCCGGAATCCATCCACGCTGTGCGAGCCATCGTACCGTAGTACCAAGTCTTATCTAGGTAGTTATAGACGACATACTTATCGATAGTTGTACTGTCGTCAGAGCAGTAAAACCACCACACTTCATGGAAAGCCTCATTCGTACCCGCGAATACTTGGTCATACTGAAGCGTATTAAAGTCGTCAAATACGTACCGACGAACCGTACATGGCAAGGGCTGCGTACGCCCGTCATACATGTAAAACTTGTCTTTCCCCATCCAGAAGGACACTCCATTGGAGTGTGCGACCGCGTTTTGGGAGGCAATAGAGACATTATCCCCGACTAGGTTAGCCCCCCATACAGCAGGAGGGCCTTGATACTGCAGGGAGTACAGAGAGGAGTCAGTCCATACTAATATCTCTTCTCTGGACTGTCGGGCACTGATTATCTCTGTACCCTTAGACAAGCGCAGATCTCCTGCCTGATTAGTAGCTGCAGGAGTCCAGTTCGTAACACTCTCTTGGTCAGACCAACGTATTAGCATAGGGTCTGTTGTTCCGCTCCCTAACACATTAGTCCCCATGCAGAACACAAACCTACTTACGTCAGATACAAATACCAGCCGTTGTGTAGTAGGGACATCGGATGCACCAGATAGCGATGTAAGCGCAACTGCCCGAGTAGATAAGCCGTTCGTAGCGTCCCAGTAGTACACAGGGCCATCACGAGGCCCAAATACAAGATCTTCCCCGAACTGTGCTTGGGACCAAAGGCGTATATTTTCAGTAGACGATAACCCTGTACCCCATGTACCTCCACCCCAAGTACCTGCGCCCCAGCCAACTGCAGGCACCTCATAGGCCTGCCCCGTGGTTATCTGGTACTTCCCTACAACAGAACTTCCACCATTTCCACTATCGGAAGCATTTGCGGCTACAGCAACTCCGGTCGAAGGGTTTTTGGCTGTGATCTTGTAGCTATTAGCGTTTACAAGTTCAGCTACTTGGTACTCTTGGTTAAGGACTTCCGCAGTTATAGTCCCACCTAACGACGCGGCCCCTGTAAACGTTACAAAATCGTTCTTAACGGCCCCATGAGAGGAATCTGTGACGGTTAGGGTACTGCTCCCGTTAGTGGCAGCAAAAGTAACCTCCCCGGCGGAAGTAGTAGCACGTAAAGGAGTTATATCGTTATATGCTGCCCCTTCCTCAAGGTAGAACTTGAGATGAGTACCCACCCCTATGTACTGGATGCTACCAAGCGTTACCCAACTTGATAGCGACCTGCATACCCCTAGAAAAGTAGACGAAGATATTCGTTGCCAGCCCCCTATTTTTTCAGGGTACCCACCACGAAAGCGAACCTTGTCGCACTCATACCAACCGGGCTCACTGGTATACCGGCTTACTTCACGGTTAACCCCCGGCTTGAAGACCATCTTTTTAAGTGGCATGACACACCTATAATGTTTGCCCAAAGATAGGGGGCAATGTAGTTACAGTAATAGACACACTCTGCTTTAGCTCTAAAGGTTCCCCACAATCCGAACACGTTGCCGCAGCTAATTCCGCCTCATCTAGGTCAAATCCGCAGTACCCACAGACTACCTCGATAGTGTGCAGGGGCTCGACTGCATCCCCATTTGTGTGAGGAAACACGACTTTACGCATATTCACCCGTGCGTATCATCTTGCAAATCTCTATGGCCCTGCCCCCTACCTGTGTAGCCCACCTACTGTCGTAGAACTCTTCAGAGGCTCGATCAAAATCCTCCTCTGCCATCGCGGCCAGAGCTTTTACAAACCCCCGCAGGCGGGTCTGCCCGATGTTGAAGGACAGGTCAATCATAGCGTGCTGTCGAGCCTCGTTAAGCGCCGGGAACCAGAAATACTCCTCAGTCAACTCCGTCCGGACCCGTTCTATATCGTTAGTAAGCAGGTAGTCGATTTCGTCATCGGATAGCCCAAGACCAGACTCAGACACATTGCGGCCTACGCCGATTGTTTCGTGCCCCTCACTACATAGATAAACATGGGCTTCTACGCCCTCATGGCGGCGTAGCATTTCGATCAATTTGTCCATTAGTCCACCAACTCTTCCTCAGGCGCTTCCTCAGTCCGATGCAAGTCCTGATAATAATCTACTATGTTCAGGATCTGACGTAGGTACCGCTTTATATCCCCCATATTGGCAGACAGGTTCTCGTACCCTTTGGTCGTAAGGCCGTACCATACATTTACGGGGGCCTCCCCGACCTTCAGATCCGTAATGTACTGCTCCATCTCACTGGGAGTAAGAATCTTCCATTCTACGGGTAGGAACACAATCTGTTCTGGTAGCACCGGATGAAACACAGGCGCAGGCTTTTCTATCGTAACTACCTCAACAGGTCTAACTTGCGGGACAGGTTCAGGCCTATCTAAAAGCGCACAAGAAGGCAGGAGCAGACTAGCGAGCAGGATCAGTGATCTGGGCAAGTTCATCGCCAACCCCTTCCGTAGCTTTATTGACAATTTTCTCAATTAGACCGGGTTTTCGTATAGAAAGGTTGTTGAGGTCGTGCCGAGCGAACTTCTGGCGCAAGGTGGACACTTCTGTCGCAGCCTCCCGGTTTTTTTGCTCCAACCCTTGAATCTGTTCCTGCTGCTGTTTTTGCGCCTCTATAGCACGGACGATACGGTCATTTTGGGCTTTAATCGTACCTTCCAACACTTGTTGATTATCTATTGCTGCTTGCAGTTCAACACGCAACGCAGCTTTTTCGACTTCTGATCTATCGTAATAAACCTTAAAAGAAATCCCGCACATGACC